GCAGAAACATTAATTTCACCAGGTGTATTAACGAGAGAAAATGATATTTCGTTTATCCAACCACAAGCGGCTGCAGTAGGTGCAGCGTTTATTGGTCCAACAGTAAAAGGCCCGGTAGAGCAACCTACAGTAGTAACTTCTTACGGACAGTACCAAAGATTATTTGGAACCACAATAGAATCTGGTTCTAATAGCTATGAGTATTTAACATCAATCGCAGTAAAGAGTTACTTTGAACAAGGAGGAAACACAGCATTAGTTACTAGAGTAGTATCCGGCTCTTACACAGCAGCAGATAATACTACATTAACAACTGTAGGTGCATCATTTACTAATCCTTTCCAATTGGAAACATTAGGTAAAGGCGCTATCTATAATAATGCAACTGGATCTGCTTCAACAACAGCTGCTCATAACGCAGACGGTTCTCTTGCTTTAGGTAATGCTGATAACATTAGATACGAAATCGTAAACGTTAATAATACTAGCGGTACATTCTCATTATTAGTACGTAGAGGAGATGATAGTAGAAAAAATAAGATTATCTTAGAAACATTCAACGATCTATCATTAGACCCAAATTCAGAAAATTATATCGAAAGAGTAATTGGTAACCAAGCTGTATCAAAAACAGTAGAAGGTTCAGAAGTATTTGTTAGTACAACAGGGGAATATGTAAACAAATCTAACTATATTAGAGTAAAGGCGGTAAGTCGTCCAACTTTAAACTACTTAGCTAACGATGGTGTAACAGTTAATACCTTATCCGGAGTTTCTCTTTCAGGATCTCTACCGGTAGCTCAGTCAGGTTCATTCTATAATGCAACAGGCTCACCATTTGCAGGAAAAGGAGAAGGAGCTAAGTTCTTCAAGTATATCACTAATACAGATACACAAGGTTTAGTAGCAGCAAATTATGCAGATGCTATTTCAATCTTAAATAACAGAGACGAATACCAATTCAATATAGTAACAGCACCAGGTCTTGTTTATGACTTCGGTACACATAAAGCACAATTAGATTCTATCATATCATTAGTAGAAGGTAGAGGAGATGCAATCGCAGTAATTGACTTAGAGCAATACGGCGCAACAGTATCAAACGTAACAGCAGCAGCTGGAACGGTTAACTCTTCTTATGCAGCAGCTTACTGGCCTTGGTTACAAACACAATCTGCTACAGGTAAGAACGAATGGGTTCCTGCTTCAACAGTTATACCGGGTGTTTATGCTTTCACTGATAGTGCAGCGGCACCATGGTTCGCACCAGCAGGTTTAGTTAAAGGAGGTATTCCTAACGTAATACAAGCAGAGCGTAAAGTAAGCCGTGAGCAACGTGATTTACTATATCGTTCTAATGTTAACCCAATTGCTACATTCCCTGGACAAGGTATTGCAGTATATGGTCAGAAGACTTTACAGAAGAAAGCTTCAGCTTTAGATAGAGTAAACGTTCGCCGTTTATTAATCGAATTGAAACGCTTCATTGGAGGTCAAGCTAACAACTTAGTATTCGAACAAAATACAATCGCTACAAGAAACAAATTCTTAGCAATAGTTAACCCTTACTTAGAATCAGTAGTTCAACGTCAAGGATTATATGCTTACAGAGTAGTAATGGATGATTCTAACAATACAGCTGATATCGTAGACAGAAATCAGATAGTAGGTCAGATCTTTATCCAACCAGCTAAGACTGCAGAATTCGTAGTACTTGATTTCACAATTGAACCAACAGGAGCAACATTTGTAGCTTAATTAAAATAATTGATATTTATATAAAACAGATAATAAAATGGCAGTATTAGATTCTAACGAAATTATGTTCAGAGCCTTCGAACCGAAGGTACAGAATAGATTCATCCTATACAGTGACGCTATACCATCATTCATGGTTAAAGCAGTAACTGCTCCATCTTTCACAGATGAGGAGATCAAATTAGATCACATCAACTCTTATAGAAAGATTCGTGGAAAGAGAAACTGGGAAAACATGGATATGACATTATACGATCCAATTAACCCATCAGGTGCACAAGCAGTAATGGATTGGGCACGTCAATCTTACGAGTCAGTAACCGGTAGAGCTGGTTATTCAGATTTCTACAAGAAAGATTTAACTTTGAATCTTTTAGGACCAGTAGGTGATATCGTATCAGAGTGGATCGTTAAAGGAGCATTCATCGTAAACATGGCCCAAGGTTCTTTGGACTGGTCAACTAGCGATGGTGTTGAATTAACAATCACTGTAGCGATGGACTACTGCGTACTTAACTACTAATCTGCCTGTAATATATATAAAAAGAGCCCGGAGAAATATTTCCGGGTTTTTTGTTGTTTATAAAAGTTATTTTTCATATATTTATATGAAATAACGTTATTTAAAATAAAATTTATGGATCAAACACAAAAATTCCCTACAGAAATTGTAGACTTGCCTTCGAAAGGATTACTATATCCGGAAGAGCATCCCCTAGCATCAGGTACAGTAGAAATGAAGTACATGACAGCTAAAGAAGAAGACATTCTTACTAACCAAGGCTTTATCGAAAGAGGAGTTGTAATTGACAAGTTATTACAGTCTTTGATTGTAACCAAGTTTAACTATGATGATCTTTTAGTAGGAGACAAGAATGCTATCTTAATTGCAGCAAGAGTACTAGGGTACGGTAAAGACTACGAATTTAACTATCAAGGACAGACTGAAATAGTAGACTTATCCTTAATTGAAAATAAAGTTTTCGATGAAAGCTTATTTCAAGATAGGGTAAATGAATTTGCTTTTGAATTACCATCTACAGGTAACAAGATTACCTTTAAGTTACTCACTCACGGTGATGAGCAGAAGATTCAACAAGAGATAAAAGGTCTTAAAAAGATACAAAAAGAGTCTTCCCCAGACTTATCTACTAGATTAAAGCACATGATTCTTTCTGTTAACGGAGCTACCGATACAAAGAGTATTAGAGATTTCGTAGATAATCATTTTTTAGCAAGAGATTCCCGTGCATTTAGAAAATATATCTCAGAGTTCCAACCAGATGTAGATTTGAAATTTTATCCAGAAAATGGACCAGAAGGAGGGGTTGACATTCCGATTGGAGTAAGCTTTCTTTGGCCTGACGCCAACATATAGGGTACAGATTTTTAATCAGATACACGAAATAGTATTTCACGGAAAAGGTGGATACGATCATGATACTGTATATGCAATGCCTATATGGCTACGTAATTTTACCTATCAGAAACTAAGTGAATACTTTGAAAAAGAACAAGAGGCTATGAATAAGTCTAAGAGCAAAGCACCAAGCAAATCAGCTCCTAGAGGACCTTCAGTAAGAAAACCTTCTTATAGTACTAAGGCTCGCCCATAAAGCGAGCTTTACCTATTTATATGATATAAGTACATCCAGTAAATGGCCGCAAACGATAATACACAGTTAGAAGAAGCAAGAAGACTCTTACAAGAGATTAATACCTTGAGAGCTAGAATGAATCAGCAACCGTTAACCTTAACGCCAGCTGATGCTGTACAAAATATGCAAAGTTTGCGCAATGAACTGAGAGGGGTACAATCCCAATTCGGTGAAATTGATAATACTGCAACAAGTCTTTATGATCAAGTAAGAGCAATCTCTTCGGAATTTAAAAACCAGCCAGGGGCATTGCAGAAGATTAGAGGCTCTATGAAAAAAATAACCTCTATTGCAGAAGAACTTAAAATGGAAGAACAGGGTATAAGGGATCTATCTGTAAAACAGTTAGACGACTTAGCTCAAAGACTAAAAGATAATAAAAAGATACTTGATGATGAATCGCAAAGGCTACTTAACGGAGAGGATTTATCAGAAGCTGCTCAAAATAATGTAAAGCAGATTCAAGAGTTTATAGAGGAATTAGGCGGAGTAGGGAACCTTATGGGAGGTAACTTAGATCTTGCACTAGACATGGTTAACATGGCGGAGAACCTTACCGCAGAACAAAAAGCAGCTTTATCTAACTACATAGATCAAGGAAGTGCAATTAGTAGTATTGCAGGAAAGATAGAAGAAGTAAAAGAAAAGCAAAAAGAAGTTAATAAACTCTTAGGAGTTGGAGGCGCGGTTATAGGTGGAATGGAAGGGTTGATGGGGAAGTTAGGAATCAGCGGTGGAAGATTCGGCGATGCTGTTAAAGAAGCTAAAGATAGGATGAAGGATACTGCTACAGCAATTCAATCCGGAGCACAAAAAGGCGGTAAATTATCAGTATTAATGTCAGGCTTAGGGCCTCTAGCAAAAGGTTTTGGAGCAGCATTATTAGATCCTTTATCTATAATATTGAAGATAGTAGACGCTTTCTTTAAAGTAGATAAAGCAAGCACAGAAGTACAACGATTAACAGGTCAGAATTCAGATGCAATAGCAGGAGCAAACTTTAGATATGCTACTTCGGTAGACTACCTACAGACAATAGCTGAGCTTACAAAGCAGACTGGTATGAGTGCTCAAAACATATTCTCACCTCAAGTTATAGCAGGAGCAGCTGAATTAAAAAATACAATGGGACTTGCTGCTGACGAAGCAGGAGGTCTTGCAATAATGGCCCAGACTACTAGCGGCGATATCGATAAAACAGTCGATAGTATAGTAGATCAGACAAGTGCCTTTAATAAAGCAAATAGATCTGCAGTTAATCAAAATCAAGTCTTAAAAGATGTAGCAAAAGCATCAGACGGTATTAAAGCCTCTTTAGGAGGAAATCCTGCCGCTCTTGCCAAAGCCGCATCTGCAGCCCGTAGACTTGGAATGGAGTTAGGGCAGATAGATAAAATAGCAAGTTCCCTTTTAGATTTTGAAGATTCTATTTCAAAAGAAATGGAAACTGAGTTATTAATAGGAAAAGATTTAAACCTAAACAAAGCTAGAGAGTTAGCTTTAAATAACGACTTAGCTGGATTAGGAAATGAGTTATTTAAAAATGCAGCAGATATTAACGAATTCGGTAAAATGAACCGTATTCAACAAGAGTCTTATGCCGCTGCATTAGGTATGACTAGAGATGAATTAGGAAAGATAGCATATCAGAAAGCAATTGAAGCAGGAATGACAGAAGAGCAGGCTGAAGCAGCCGCTGGAGTTAGAGCTGAAGATATGAAAAGAGCAGAAATACAAGAACAGCTTCAAAAATCTGTTGATAAACTTGCACAAGCATTTGCACCTCTTTTAAGTATAATAGGAGATATTGTCGGTATTATAGCCCCCGCTATTCAAATACTAGGAGGTATTGTAGGATATGCTGTTAAGTTTTTAGATACATTAGGTATTATAAAACCTTTAATTATAGGTATTGTAGCTGTAATGGCTGCAGGTAAGATAGCAAGTTTCTTTGGGTCCGCAACATCAGGAGCTATGAAGTTCATGGACTCATTAAAAGGAATGAAATTCTCTTTTAGTGGAATGATGGACTCAGTTAAGAGCTGGGGATCAGGGATTAAAGACGCTTTTAAAGGAGGAATGTCAGGAGCAGGTAAATTAGCTGACACGGTAAAAGATAAAGGTGCAGACGTAACAAAAGACGCTGCAGGTAGGTTTAGAGATGCAAAAGGTAGATTCGCTAAAGCACCAGGGGCGGATAAAGCCGCAGACGTAGCTGGTAAAGCAAAAAATGGTATGACAGGTAAAGCTGCAGCTCAAACAGGAGATTTAGCCGGTAAGACTAAAGGTGCAGAAGGAGAAGGACCGGGAGGATTTTTAAAATCATTAGGTGATGGATTAGCATCAATTGGTAAACAATTTGGTGATGTAGTAAAAGGTGCATTAGCTATAGGAATTGCCGGTCTAGCTTTAGGCGGTTCATTTGCATTAGCTCTCAAAATGGTGGACGGTGTTGATCCGGTTTCTATGTTAGCATTTGCTACATCTATAGGAATCTTTGGAGCATCGTTAGCATTAGTAGGTAAGTTAGGAAATGACGCAATTAAAGGAGCTATTGCAATGGGCATAGCTGGGGTTGCCTTGATACCGGCAGCATACGCATTTAGCCTTATGGCAGGTGTAGATCCAATGTCAGTGTTAGCTTTATCAGGGAGTTTAATAGCTTTAGGTATTGCCGCCGCTTTAATGGGTAATTTAGGAGGACAGATAATAATGGGAGCTCTAGCTTTAGGTATATTAGCATTAGCTTTAATACCAGCGGCTTACGCTTTTAGCCTTTTAGGATCAGTAGATCCAATGTCGATAATGGCTATGACAGGAAGTTTAATAGCTTTAGGAGCAGCTGCCGCCCTTATGGGAATGACAGGACCGATGGTAATAGCTGGAGCATTCGCAATAGGGATATTAGCATTAGCATTAATACCAGCTGCATATGCTTTCAGTTTACTAAAAGGAGTAGATACAGGTTCAATAATTGCATTCTCAATTGCGTTACCTTTATTAGCATTAGCTACAGCAGGGCTAGGACTTGTAGCTCCATTTATAATGGCTGGAGCCGCTGCATTAGCAGTATTAGGTTTAGCTTTAATACCTGCCGCAGCAGCATTTGGTATAATGGCTGGAGCAGATATACAAGGAGTAGTAGATAAACTTTCAATGTTAGCTGTAATGGGACCTGGTTTAATTATGGCTGGAATAGGTTTAATGGCAGCTGCTGGAGGATTAGCATTCTTTGCTGCTGCTTTAGCAGGTGGAAGTTTAATGTCAGGACTTACTTCATTATTTACAGGTGGAGGAATTATAGAAGATCTACAGAACTTAACAGCCATGGCAGGACCGTTACAATCAGTAGCAGGTTCATTAACAATGATAGCCGCAGCATTAGGAGGCATCGGAGCTGCTTTAGCTACACTAGAGACTGAAAAGTTAGAGGAGATGCAATCACTTATTAAAACAGCAGCTTTTGCAGCACCTGCAATAGCAGCCGTAGGAGCAATAGGAGATTTTGTATCAGGTATTACCGGTGGTGGAGAATCTGAAGGAGGAAAATCAGAAAGTAATGATAAGTTAATTGCAAAAATCGATGAATTGATAATTGCAGTTAAACAAGGTAAAAATATTAATATGGATAGTAGAAGAGTAAATAACTCTCTACAACAATCAGCAACCAATACATAATAACAAACTATTTATAAACGAACTAATAAATTAAAAACAATGAAAGGAATTTTAGACAATCAGACTCCAAATTCTAGATTAGGATTGAAGGGTAAGACTCCAAAAGTACCAGTAGGTGCTACAGGAAAATCTACTCAACATAAAACCTCTTCTATTAACAACGTACCAGAGTTTACTAAAGCGACATCAGGTTTAGACCTAAACGGTGCTACACCTTCTAAGTATTTAGATAATCCTCCAGTTTAAGTATGCCTTTACTACCTCTTCAGACCAATCTTAAGAGCTTAAAGTACGGAGATGCAGGACCTTATATCGAAAAAGATATAAACAATCCACCTCGGTATAATGTACTAGGTAATGAAGTAACTGCACGAGTAGATGATCTTAGACGAATAAGTAAACTACTTGTAGATACTCCTGGATTAAAGTGGACTTTACATCAAGCAGAGTTAAACTTTGCTTTCAATGAAAAGAAAGGCTTTGGGAGAAAGTTACTCAATACATTAGGCAATACCGCAAAAGTCATCGGGAGTACTTTAGCACAAGTACCTGTTAATGGAACGGGTACCCACTTTGTTATTGGCTTTGGAGGAAATGAATACTTAAAGCAAGGCGGACAAAGAAGTACATGGTTAGATAGGTTTTTAAAGACTACAGCAGGTACTGGAGGAGTAAACGGAGCAAAAAGTGTCTTAAACGGCAAGAATGTAATTCTTGACCATAGAGGTGAAGAAGGTTACAGACCTATGATAGATACTCAGTTTACTGATGAGATTGAGTTTAAAGATGCTCGCCCTATTGATATTGCACAAAGCTACATTAAACAAGATGGCGGCCTACTTGCAAGAGAGAACGGGAAAGTAATAACAGATAATACTGGTTTAGATGGGTATAGAACCCCAAATGAAGGTTTAGATAGGATTGATCAAGAGTTAAAAGTAAACATTGATACTACCTATCTGAAACAGGATGGTAGGTTATTACTAAAAGGACTAGAAGGGACAAGCATAGATGCAAATATACCTACTAGACTAGAAAACGATTCACCAGGTGATGTAATTGAAAAATTTCAAACACCTCTAGCGGACTTAAAGACAGATGAAGCAGCAAAGTATGATATTACAGCTGCTCGAACTAGAGATAGTAAAGATCCATTCCAGAAATCTAAAAATAAATTAAACCCACAACAGGGGGAAGTAGGAAATAAAACTCCTAAGGTCGGTGCTACTTCAAAAGAGAATAAATTAGAACCGTACTTACAGCCAGGCGGAGAAGTTAAACAAGGAAAAGATGCCCCAAAAGCAGTAGCTAATCCTAATTTTAACTACGGTAAGAATATTGGAGGAGCAAACTCAGTAGCTAATCCTGCAATACTTAGAGATTATAGACAAAGAGGATCCGGAGGCGCAACAGATTACACTACAAAGAGTATTGCTGCTAAAGATACAGCACGTCAAGAAAAAGAAAAAGCTGGTACAGCTATATCAAGGAATGAGGAAATGATCCCATTCACATTTACTATTATTACACCCGATAATTTTGGATCAGGAGCACCTACGTTACATTTCTGGGCTTTCTTAGATAGCTTAAATGATAACTTTAATGCTACGTGGAATGGGCAAAAATATGTAGGTAGAGGAGAGTCTTTTTACAATTATGGAGGATTTGAAAGAAAAGCTTCTGTAGGGTTTAAAGTAGCCGGCGGAAGTTATAAAGAATTAGAAGCATATTATAAAAAACTAAATAAGTTAGCATCATCAACTGCACCCACATATGATACTTCGGGTACATTTATGAGAGGAAGTTATGTTAGAGTTAACATAGGAACGTATTTTTACAATCAACCAGTCCTTATGAATAGCGTAGGTATGACTTGGGATCTCGCAACTCCTTGGGAAATAAATTATGAATTAGGTCCTGACGTAAGTGAAGTACCCCATGTACTTAGTGTTAATTTAGATATGACAGTAATACATGACTTTACACCAACATATGCTACTGAAGGTAAAGAATATTTTGGATTTAAGCGATAAATTTCGTAAATTAAGATAATGAATAGATACGACCTTATACAGGAATATAAAACAATTGATGGAGTACGTTACAAACGAAACCCCATCTACCCTGATATTCCAGAACATGAGGATGATTTTTATGTTATAACTACAGGCGGAGACCGTTATGACACTCTAGCTTTACAGTACTATAAGGATTCTTCACTATGGTGGATTATTGCGAGTGCAAACACATATAGTAGGTACAACCTAATACCAACACCCGGAGTACAGCTTAGAATACCTCATGATAAAGATTCTATCATTTTGTCATTTCAGAAGGTAAATAGAGAAAGATAATGGGACAGTTTTTAGGACAAAGTATAAGTAAAAAAGTAGACGCACAATTTAAAGTTAGAAGTGCACTTTTAAAATCCAAAAATTTCGGAGAAGGAGGTAATTCTTTACTGCACGGCAATAGTGCTTTTATCAGCCTATATTCTAGTGTAGAAGGTAGCGGCTACCCTACCGATTTAACAAGTCCTTGGCATCTCGACGGTGGTTTAGCTTTTAAAGATGATTACCCCAATACACCTAAGGGTTATCATGCAAAAAGCGAAGACGGTAGAGGGTTTACACCTAGACCAGGAATTACCGGAGTGCAGATTAAAACAAAAGGTACTTTTGGTGCTTTACGAGATGTAGAGGTTACTATAAAAGCTTTTAATAGAGATGATTTCAATATAATTTATGACTTATATTGCCGACCCGGTTTTAGTTTTTTATTAGAGTGGGGACATTCAGTTTACAGTAAAGAGGAAGGTTCGACCCTAACAGTAAAACAGACTGCTGCTAAAGAAGCATTTCTTTCTTCAGGAGCTACCTATAAATCTATACAAGACGCAATAACAAAATGCCGAGAAGCCTCCGGGTACAATTACGACGGTATGCTTGCGATATGTAAAAACTTTAGTTGGTCGTTTAATGCAGACGGCTCTTATGATACAACCGTATACTTAATTTCAAAAGGTGAAGTTATAGAGTCTATTAAATCTTCTTTCGATCCGGGCTTTACAGAAAAAGATGTTGAAGCTTTACAAAAAGGAAACCTTGATAAATCAGAAAGAAAAAGCCCATTACACTACTTTAGTAAAAGGTTAGAACTAAACAGCCAAGAAGGAGAGTTCGCCGGAGACGCGTGTGTAGACGCTCTAAAAAATTCCACACCTGGTTTTGCGGGAGTATTGACCCCAAGTGAATTAGAGGTATGGTGTGCTCCTGGATTTGATATTAAACAACCTGATAGCTTTTTTGATAAAAATACGGTATTCATTTACATGTCTCTACGTACAGTCTGTAGTGTGATAAACTCAGCGAGTATTATGCATGAAGGAAAAGGACAGAGATCATTTACCATAAATACAAAACAAAAAAATAAGTATTTTACACATAAGCAACACGGTAGTATTAATCCGTTTGTTTGCGTCTTACCAAATAACGTAGCCGCTACTAATGGGTTATTTGAATCAAAACCTGCTGAAAAATTGTTACATCAAAAACTAACAACCTACTTTGCAGGCAGTGGAGCTAATCTTCCTTCTGATGATGTATTGAGTATATGTGTATCTAATATGTACCTTTATGAAAAATTAGATGAAATATACGATAGTGATCAAGAATCAGAAAATGAACCAGGGTTATTAGATATCTTTAAAGCAATACTAGGAGGAGTAAATGAAGCATTAGGCGGTATTAATGAATTAGATTTAGATTACGACGAAGAACTAAACGAATGGTCGATTGTAGATAGAAAATGTAAAATACCACCAGCAAGTGAAAAAGATCAAGTAACAGAGTTAGACTTAGTCGGTTTAGGTTCTTTTGCTTATGACTTTAAAACAGAGTCAAAGATAACTAATAAATTAGCAAGCCAAATTTCTATTGCTGCCCAAGCATCCGGTACCGGCACTAAACAAGACGTTAAGGAAATGCTTCTATGGAATAGAGGACATTATGATCGTGTTTTCCCTATTAAAGAAGACCCTGGTCCTCAAACACCACAAGAACTCCAACAAGCAGCAAAAGATAAAGCAGCAGCAGCAGCCGCTGCAGAGGCAAAAGCTAAAGAAGATTTAAAAACTTTTGGGGAGTGGAGAGATAGAGTGGTAGAAGCATTTGAAAAATTTAACGGAACAGAGTTGTTTACAGATCAACAATATGACCCAGATTTATTTAAAGGACTTTTATCCGGACACCAGACCTATCAGTCAAAATTTGCTCTCGCTACATGCCAAGCAGAAAATATACCACCACCGGGTACTATACCGGTAGAGTTATCTTTTAAATTACATGGAATCGGTGGTTTTAAAATAGGAGAAACTTTTAAGCTATCTGAGAATACATCTAAAATACTCCCACAGGTCTACGGTAACGGCTCTATTGGATTCATAGTTATAAAAGTAGACCATACGGTAGGGGATAATGGATGGACAACTGAAGTAGGTGCCTTAATGTACAACCTTACAAAACTATCAGGAGGATCTTCTACACTATTATCTGGTGCTGGTTCTGCAACAGCAGGTTCTGTTGTTAAACAAGAACAACCTCCTGCAAACGAAGATGGATCACCATCTACAGAAGGTGGAACAGATAAGCTCCAAAATCAAACTGCTTTAGGTAAAAACGTTAAATACGCTAACGTAATGGCAGCTGTTCAGAAAAAAGGGTATACTTGGTTTGCGGGTGAGTTAGAATTAAATATAGTAGGAGTAAGAAATACTTCAGGACAGATTCCTTCTAATCCTACAGGTAGAGGAGTGTTACATCCGATTACTAATAAATTTAAAGATATAGTAATTGTAGCTTGGGTTGAAAATGGACAACAGTTTGCAGAAAGCTACCCTGCTACTACAGTACCTGGAGCAGGATGGACTTTAGGTGAGAATGAAAAATTTAAAGCTCAAAAAGCAAAAGATGCAAAAAGCGGAAAGAATTCATGGAACGCAAATGGAACGGGAACTTTGTTTGAAAAACAATTTTTAAACCAATACACAACAGGTAAACATAGTTCACACAGTAAAAGCCCCCATCCTGCGTTAGTTTCATTAAAAGGTCAAACATCATATAGAGATAAAGAATATAAAGATAACTGGATTGATTTAGCAGTTACTCCTAGAGGAACACATGGAACAACTGCAGGTCTTTTTGAAGATGGAGGCGGTATGCAGCTACATAACTCAGGTGAGTACGGTGATGCTGCAACTAAGACTGTTGACAACTGGTCTGCAGGATGTCAAGTATTTGCTGACGCATCTCAACATAGAAGACTAATGGAATTAGTTGGAAAAAGTCAGAAAAAGACTAAGAGGAACACCTTCGCTTATACATTATTAAAAGATAAAGATATAACACTATAAAATGGCAAGCTTAAGCGATATAACAGGCTACGTACCAGGTTCTCAGTATATAATAGAAGCTATTGGACAGAATCCCGGTACAGGAGAAGCAATGAACGAATACTCTAAGTACGTTGATATACTAAACCAACCTGTGCAAGATACTGTAGCAGTCGTAACATCTTGGGGTGGAAAATATAAGATGGCTTTTGAAGATTTAAAAACTGGAAATTTCTCCAAAGCTATTAAGTTGTTTGAAAACGTAGGTTCGAATCCTGCGTACAGTATGGTACCCCCTGGTTTAAAAAATAAATCAACAGAGCAGTTTTACTATGCTAAACCGGTAGAAGATGACTACATACAAGGAACTTTTAGAAGGTACTTTCTACAAGATGTAAGAAACGGAGAAATAAAAGAAATAACATCAGAGACATATAAAAGTATAGCAGATAAAGGATACTATAGAAGAACTAAGTTAGAGTGGAACCTCTTAGGACCCTCCGAAGATGAGAAGGTTAATGGATATACATACCCCGGAGCAGTAGCTAGGAATAGAGACGTTGTATCACAAGCGGAGGAAGTTATACCAGGTATGACAGAATTTCTTTCTGATTTAAAACAATTTGTTATAGAAGATTCTTCTAAATTTAAACTATTGAAGAAAGAAAAGAATGAAGTTACAACTATTGAAAAAAATGGTGCTAACGTCGTATCTTCTGTAACTAAAAAAGTATTTGAAGAAGAACAATTACCCCCTCTTCCTGAATTGCCTCAATCAGAAGTAACCGCAGGAGAAACTGCAGCAACTGAAGGATCACAAAGTGCCGATTCAACATCAGCATATGCTAAATCCCTAACATGGTATCAAGCACAAGTCGGTAACCCTAGTGCTGAAAGATCATGTGGTTCGTTTAATGCGATTAGTATGAAGATTTACAACCAAGAAGGTCCTTTATTAGATGAGGAAGGAAATCCTAAGAAAGACATTTACTACTACAGAACTAAAAACGCTGTTAAGGGAAACAAATACTTACCAATTAGGAGAATACCAAACCTAAACCCAAAGATACAATCACCAGAATCTTACGAACTCTACTACACTATTCGTGTAGAGGGATACGGTGACTATACTGCAAAGATTGATAGGGAAGGAAAACTTTACGACATTAAGCAATGTTAAGTTTGATCTTAACAGATTAGTTCGTATATTAAGTAAAAGGTTATAAGAAATGTTTTATATAGTAGAAAATAAACAGCAGCTTGATAGGCTCCGTAGTTACCCGGATATTGATGTCTACGTAGATGTAATTTCATCTAATGATTACTTCCATCCTAAATTTACAACAACCGTAGCAATCTACATAAGACCCCTAGATGACTCAGGAGGTTACATTATACCTATAAACCATGATGAAGGTTTAAATGTTAGTAAGGAAGAAGCTTTTGACCTCTTAAAAGCATACAAAAGGATTTATGTATTAGATAAGAAAAACCTGCTTTACCACTTTCCACTTGTAGATGTAATAGATATAAACTTATGGAGAGCATTCTGGTACTACGATAAAATAGAACTTCCAAGTAAAATATCAACAATAAACTGGTTCTATAACAAATTTAAAGACTTTGATAATATTAATCAGATAATACCTTTATCTAAATTACACGAACAAAGTGAAAGGGTATTTGATGCAATAGAAAAGTATATAGAAGAACCTAAAGAAGATACCTTTAAGTTCTATAACGATGTTGCTGTTAAGGTATTTTACTTACTAGAACAACACGGACTTCGAGTAGTATACCAACCTTTTATAGACTTATTTAAACCAAATACACCTAAGTATAATATAAAGGATAATATTACATACACGTATTACAACCTTTACAATAGTACGTCAAGACCTACTAACGCTTTTAATAGTGTAAACTTCGCAGCTATACCTAAAGGAGAAGAGTTTAGAAAAGCTATTATACCACAGCACGATTGTTTTGTTGAATTTGACTTTGACGGGTACCATTTAAGACTATTATCAGAACAAATCGACTTTAAAATAGAAGGTGAATCAGCCCACAAAGCCTTAGGTAAATACTACTTCGGTAAAGAAGACTTAACAGAAGAAGAATACGCTCAAGCAAAACAAATTAACTTTCAGGCTATATACGGGAGAATACCAGATGGATATAAGAACTTAGAGATATTTGTGAAACTAACTAAGTACATAGACCGGTTATGGGATGAGTTCTCTAAGGGGGTAGTAAGAACTCCTATAAGTAACAAACCTTTTAATAAGCACCTTAAGGAAATGCATCCGCAGAAACTTATGAATTATATCATGCAATCGTTGGAAACTGCAAGAAATGTTCTTATCTTAAAAGAAGTGCTAAAGTATCTTAGAAATAAGAAAACAAAAATAGCTCTCTATACTTACGACGCAATATTATTTGATTATGCTAAAGAAGATGGAGAACATATAATAAATGAATTAGCTTTGATACTAAGTGAAAATAAAAAATACCCAGTTAAAATAAAAACATCTGAAAACCTGGTTTTGTAAAACCTTTTAATATTTATATGTACACAATGGAAAATGTTATGTCTCAACATCGATTCGATTACGATATCGATCAAATATATTTAACTGAGGATATGAGTAATAAGCTGTTTTGCACCTTCTCTACAGGAGAGGAACTAGAGGCGACATTAGAAAATATAGTACAAAAATATAGAATTATCTATAATAAAATATTCGTTTTGTATTCTAAAAGTCAAGACGAGTATATCTGCACCTATAATGTAGATTTTGGTAATGTTTCTAATTTTATCGATAATACTATTTTAGTACATCGAAAGAAAGAAGCAAATACCCTGTATACGATTAACGCTCTCAACACACTAATTAAGGAACTTAATAACGGAGTATTAGATACTACTTTTAAAATTAACTGGACGGACTACAAAAACTGTATTCTATTAACGAAGGGTCCGGAATTAAAAAGAGTAAATACCAAATTATTTAAGATCGTAGAGTTGGAGAATTGAGATATATTTCGTATCTTAAATAAGTTATAAACAATTAAAGTTATATTATGAATCTAGATGCAATCAAAGCAAAGCTGTCTGCGTTAAATAACGGCGGACAAGAAAGAGAGAAGGTAGACTATTCAGCTACTTTCTGGAAACCCGAAAACGGTAAAAGCACCATTCGTATTGTACCTTCTATGTATGATCCTAATCTTCCGTTTAAGGAAGTGAAGTTTCACTATGGAATTGGTAAGTACCCGATGGCCGCTTTATCTAATTTTGGAAAACAAGATCCTATTGAAGAGTTCATTAAGGAATTAAAGAAGACTTCAGATAAGGATAACTGGACATTAGCCGGTAAACTTAACCCCAAGACACGTATTTTCGCACCAGTAATTGTAAAAGGTGAAGAAGATAAAGGTGTTCGTTTATGGGGATTTGGTGTAACAATCTACAAAGCGTTATTAGCGTTAGCTCAAGACGAAGAAGTAGGAGATTACACAGACGTAATGAATGGATGGGACCTAGTAGTAGAAGTTGCTCCAGGTAACCCGTACCCAACCACATCGGTTCGTATTAGACCTAAACAAACTCCGCTATCAGATAATGCAGCGCAAGTTGATTTATGGTTAAAGAACCAACCACACCCTGTTGAGATTCATACTCAATACGATTATGAGTTCATTAAAAAGCAGTTACAAAATTACTTAACACCAGGTTCAGCAGAGGACGAAACTCCTTCAGCACCTGCACCTCAGGCATCTAATTCCTTAACTGAGACTCTAGGAAGTCATTCAACCGACTTTTCTTTAGAGACTTCAACACCAGGAGTTAAAGACGCGGTAAGTAAATTTGATGACCTTTTTAACGAATAAAATAAATGGCAAAAAGCGCAACAGCAGAAAAAGCATCTGCTATAGTAAAGAGTGGATTTAATTTAGGTAATTTCAAAAAGAAGAAGGGATTTGCAAATGCCTCGGTAAAGTTTAAAGAGCAAGGGTGGATACCTTTATCAAAAGCCTACCAAGATATTACTTCTATGCCAGGTATACCGACAGGTCATATTACCTTATTAAGAGGTCATAGTGATACGGGTAAGACTACGGCACTATTAGAAGCAGCAGTATCAGCTCAGAAGTTAGGAATTTTACCGGTATTAATTATCACGGAGATGAAATGGTCTTGGCAACATGCCAAAGAGATGGGACTACAGTTTGAGGAAGTTGTAAATGAAGCAACTGGAGAAATAACAGACTACGAAGGCTTCTTCCTTTACTCAGATAGAGGTACGTTAAATACTATTGAAGATGTAGCATCTTATATAGCAGATCTTTTAGACGAACAGGCTAAAGGAAACCTACCTCACGACTTATGTTTCTTCTGGGATTCTGTAGGCTCTGTACCTTGTGATCTTTCAGTACGTTCTAATAAGAATAATAACGAATGGAATGCAGGAGCAATGTCTACTCAATTTGGAAATAACTTGAATCAGAAGATCTTGTTATCTCGAAAAGAAGGAAATCCGTACACTAATACGTTAGTAGCTATTAACAAAGTATGGACTCAAAAACCTGACTCACCGATGTCTCAACCTAAGTTGCAAAATAAAGGCGGGATGTCGATGTGGTACGATGCGACATTAGTAGTTACTTTTGGTAATATTACTAACCCAGGTACGTCTAAAATTAAAGCCATAAAAAGCGGCCTTCAAGTAGAATTTGCTAAGAGAACAAACATACAAATTGAAAAGAACCATATTGAAGGAGTTCAAACAAGAGGAAGAATTGTAATGACCCCTCACGGTTTTATTGCCGACGATAAGAAGGCAATCGATAAGTATAAAGACCAACATAAAGAACATTGGTTAAAACTTTTAGGATCTATTGACTTTAGTCTAGTTGAAGAAGGTGATATGGAAGAAGATTACATCTCACCAAACTTACTAGACGATTAATGGCAGACTATAGTAAAATTTTAAAGAATCTTAAAGAGTCCCCTCCTAGAGAGTTAAATGATCATTTATTGATTATAGATTCTATGAATACATTTATTCGTAGCTTCTCAACCCTAAGAGCAATGAACCCTCAAGGCCACCATATCGGTGGTCTTGTAGGCTTCTTAAGATCGCTAGGATTCCTAGTAAGAACAATCGACCCTACAAGAGTTATTTGTGTATTTGATGGAAAAGGTTCTTCTACTAATAGAAAGAATATAGATCCTAATTATAAAGCACAAAGACAGCATACGAGAATCACCAACTGGGGTATGTATGAGAATAAGCAAGAAGAGTATGAATCGCTATCTGCACAGTTAGATAGATTAAAAGACTATCTTGAATGTTTACCTCTACATAGTTTAACGATGGAGAAGTTAGAGGCAGATGATATCATAGCAGACTTAGCATTAGGAGCATCAGCATCCGGTAAACAAGTTACTATTGTTTCTTCTGATAAAGATTTCTTACAATTAATAGACGGATGTATTTCAGTATACTCCCCTATAAAGAAAACACTTTTTACAAAAGATAATATTATTGAAGAGTTAGAAGTACTACCTCAGAACTATAATATTGTAAAAGCATTATTAGGTGACAACTCTGATAACCTTGCCGGAGTTAAAGGATTAGGTTTAAAGACCTTAATCAAAGAATTCCCAGGACTAAATACAAATCCAAATTACGAGTTAGAAGATATCTATACGGTATGTGAGCAGAACCTAGACGGTAAGTCTATTTTTGCTAAAATAATTCACAACTGGGATCGGGTAAAAACAAATTACCAATTGATGAATTTACATGAAGGACAGTTGGATGATAAAGAAATTCTTCATACATTAAATGTATTAAAAGAAGCTGTACCACCTCTACAAACAGGAGCCTTTCTACATCTATTAGATATAGATAAAATCGAAGGCATTACCAAGAACACAGAAGGATGGTTAGAGAATTTTAGAACATTAACGGTTTTTAAACAATAAGTTATATGACATTGCAAAAGTTAACGCAATATGGAAAACCCTTCCAGATTAAAGTAATAGGCGCCTTACTAACAGATAAAGGCTACTTACTGACAGTAAGAGACGTATTAAGAGAAGAGTACTTTGATTCAGATACACATAAATGGATTATAGGTCAGATTCTAAAATACTTTGATAAGTACCACACTACTGTTACGATGGACGTTCTAAAGGTAGAACTTCAAAAGATTGAAAACGAAGTACTACAGGTAGCAGTAAAAGAAGAGTTAAGAAATTCTTATGCCGCTTCTCAAGATGATTTGGATTACGTAGAAGAAGAATTTACTACGTTTTGTAAAAATCAAGAAATGAAAGCAGCTATTTTGTCTTCTGCAGACTTATTAAAGCAAAGTGATTTTGAAGGTATACGTAACCTGATTGAAAAGGCTATGAAAGCCGCGATGGATAAAAATATTGGACATGAGTACGATAAGGATGTTGAGTCTCGATATAGAACGGACTATAGACCTACTATACCTACTCCATGGCCATTATTAAACGAAACTATACAAGGAGGATGGGGACCAGGAGACTTGATTATCGTATTTGGTAACCCAGGTGGTGGTAAATCTTGGACGATGGTAGCCGCAGCAGCACATGCTGTAAAACTAGGCTTTAAAGTTAATTATTATACCTTGGAATTAGGGGAAGAGTATGTAGGTAAGCGATTCGACTGCTACTTTACAGGTTACTCTATTGACGAGGTTAATAGACATAGAAAAGAAGTAGAGACGCAAATTAATAACTTGAAAGGTAGACTGATAGTAAAAGAATATGCTCCTAAAGCAGCGACAGTAAATAACATTAAGAGCCACGTACAGAAGTGTATTGATATGGGTCATAAACCGGACTTGATTATTATTGATTATGTAGATTATTTAAAAGCACCATCTAGAGGTAAATACTCAGAACGTAAAGATGAAATTGATGATGTATTTATTGCTACTAAAAGCTTAGCTAAAGAATTAAAAATACCGATACTAACACCATCTCAGGTTAACCGTATGGGGGCTAAAGATAACGTAATCGAAGGAGATAAAGCAGCAGGTTCTTACGATAAGATGATGGTAGCTGATATATGTTTATCGTTATCAAGACAAAAAGAAGATAAAGTTTTAGGTACTGGCCGTCTACACGTTATGAAGAATAGATACGGACAAGACGGCATGACATATAATGTTAAGATGGATACTAATAACGGTCATATTGTAATTGAAGGAAAGGCAAACATAGACGATGAAAATAGTAGTCCGCAAGGTACTCATTTTGAAATTGCTAAGAAATTTTTCGAGCAAAATCAATAACAAATAGTAGTAGAAGCTATTTATTTCTACATCCCCGAAAGCAGAGTAATGCTTAAAATCACGGGGATTTTATTATTTAAAACATTAAAAATACACTATGGGACTAAGAGATGAAAGAGTTGTTTATAAGCCGTTTGAATACCCTCAAGCGTATGAATATTGGTTAAAACAACAGCAAGCACATTGGCTTCATACAGAAGTTCCAATGGCTCAGGACGTAACAGATTGGAAATCTAATCTTAAAGACCATGAGAAAAATGTAGTCGGTGGAATACTAAAAGGATTCGCTCAAACAGAAACAGTAGTAAATGATTACTGGACTGGACTGGTAACTAGTTGGTTTAGAAAGCCGGAGATTATTATGATGGGAGTAACTTTTGGATCTTTCGAAACGATCCATGCTGAAGCTTACTCTCTACTTAATGAGCAGCTAGGTTTAGATAACTTTGCAGAATTTCTAGAAGACGAATCTACAAAAGCTAAGATTGAATCTTTAATGAATGTCAGAGATAGTCATAATGGAGAACCAGACTGGCATGAAAGAGCTAAATCATTAGCTATATTTTCAGCATTTACTGAAGGCGTTAATTTATTTTCTTCATTCGCAATACTATTATCATTTAAAATGAGAAATAAATTAAAAGGTATTGGCCAGATTGTTGAATGGTCTGTACGAGATGAATCTTTACACTCTGAGGCTGGTTGTTGGTTATTTAGACAACTACTTTCTGAATACCCAGAGATTAACACAGAAAAATTACAAAGCGAAATTGAAACAGCAGCTCACTTAGCTATTAAGTTAGAGTTTGATTTTATTGATAAGGTTTTTGAATTAGGAGATTTAGAAAACCTATCTAAAGAAGATCTAAAAAACTTTATAAAGCATAGAGTTAATACTAAGATGGGAGATTTAGGTTTGAAACCTCTAATTCCTTCTGATCAAATTGATACAGGAGCATTAAAGACTATGAAATGGTTTGATGCAGTAATTGCAGGTAAACAACACACAGACTTTTTTGCAAGTAGAGTAACAAATTACTCTAAAGGGCATATGGATTGGTCAAAAGTATTTTAATAAAATTAACTAGAGTATATTATGGCATTACAAGTAGATACTTCCGCTTGGGAAGCAGGAAAAGATTATCCTGAATGGATGAATGAAATTTCTCTATCAACAATTTCTAAAGGTTATCTCTTACCGGGTGAAAATCCTCGTAAAGCATTTAAGAGAGTTTCAGATACAGTAGCAGCAAGATTAGACCGACCAGATTTAGCAGCAAAGTTTTTTAAGTACATGTGGAAAGGTTGGTTAAATTTAGCTTCACCGGTTTTATCTAACACAGGTACAGATAAAGGCTTACCTATTTCATGCTTTGGTATTGATACACCGGACTCTATTAGAGGAATTGGGCTAACGAATGCCGAGTTGATGAGATTAACTTCACTAGGAGGTGGAGTAGGTATTGGTCTTTCTAAAATTAGAGGAAGAGGATCTAAGATCGGGAATGGAGATTTAGGTCAATCAGAAGGAGTTATACCCTGGGCTAAAATATACGACTCTACTATTATTGCAACTAACCAAGGTGCGGTACGTAGAGGAGCCGCTTCCGTAAATTTAGATATTAATCATCCAGATATTAAGGAATTCCTACAAATTAGACGACCAAAAGGAGATCCGAATAGACAGTGTCTTAACCTACACCAATGCGTGGTAGTGGATGATAACTTTATGCAAAAGATCGAGCGTAGAGACGCTGAGGCAATGGAGGTCTGGGTAGAAATACTAAAGGCCAGGGTAGAGACTGGAGAGCCTTATATTATGTTTAAAGATAATGTAAATAACGCTAACCCTCCTGCTTATATTAAAAATAACTTAGAAGTGACTATGACGAATATATGTTCGGAAATCACTCTACATACAGATGAAGAACATAGTTTTATATGCTGTTTAAGTTCAGTTAATTTAACGAAGTGGGATGAATGGAAAAATACAGACTTAATTGAAACAGCAATTTACTTCTTAGACGGAGTAATGGAAGAATTTTTAATTAAGACTAATGGGAAAGAATCTTTAATTAGAGCTCACCGTTCTGCTAAAAAAGGCAGAGCAATTGGACTGGGAGTGCTAGGATGGCATACACTACTACAGCAAAAGAAAATTCCTTTTATCGGTATTGCAGCAAATAGCTTAACACATCAGATTTTTTCTCAAATTAAATCACAAGCCGAAGCTGCTTCTAGAAAGTTAGCAGATGAATACGGAGAACCAGTTTGGTGTAAAGGAACGGGAGTGAGAAATACGCACTTACTAGCGATTGCACCAACAGTATCTAATTCAACTATATCAGGAGGAGTATCGGCAGGTATTGAACCACTACCGGCAAACATTTATACATTTAATTCAGGGAAGGGAACTTTTATTCGTAAAAATCCTGAACTAGAAAACTATTTATTAGAAAGAGGTCATAATACAGAAGAAGTATGGGACCAAATTATGAAAGATAGAGGTTCTATTGCAAATTTACCAGAAGATGTAATGCCTGCAGAGGATAAAACAATCTTCTTAACGTTTGCTGAGATTAATCAGTTACAATTAGTAGAGCAAGCAGCACTACGTCAACAGTATATTGATCAGACTCAATCTTTAAACTTAGCTTTTGATCCAACAGACAGTCCTAAATTTATTAATTTAGTTCACCAGACGGCTTGGAAGTTAGGAGTAAAAACCTTATATTATTTAAGAACAGATTCTGTAATTAACGGAGATATTGGGAGTAGAACAACAGAAGACTGTGTAGCTTGTGACGGATAAAAAAAATAGATTATATGGAAAGAATATACATAGAGAACAGCCATGGATTGGAAATGTTTACTATACCGCAGTTTTTAACTAACGAAGAATGTGACCATATTGTAAGGTTAACAGAGACTGGAAGTACTCGATCAAGCGTAGCCGGTACCGGAGCACAGTCTATTATTTACAACGAAGGTCGTACTAGTTCTACAGCAGTTCTACTCGACACTGAACCGGTTGTAAGTCAAGTAAACCAGAAGATGTATACAGAGTTAGGAATAGAAGCCTCTTACTCAGAACCAACTCAAGGACAGATTTACGAAGTAGGTCAAGAATTCAGGCACCACCAGGACGCTTTTGGCAAAGACGCATACCATAACCACTGTTTATCAAGTGGCCAAAGAACTTGGACATTTATGGTATACTTAAATAATGTCGAAGAAGGAGGGGAGACTGATTTTTCAGTACTACAGAAAACTATTACCCCAGTAAAAGGTACAGCAGTAGTTTGGAAGAACTCAGACGGTACAGGAAGTGAAAATCCAGCAGCACTTCACGCAGGACTACCTATTATAAAAGGTAAAAAGGTTATTATAACTAAGTGGTTTAGAGAAAATGTATTTAATAGTGCGGAAGACGCTAAATTAGCGAAAGAATACTTAGAAATGGCATTACCGGTAAAACTAGTAGAAAAAACATTTTCTAAAAAAGAAGATTTGCCAAAGTTAACGGAATTAGGGTTCAAGGTAGTTAAAGTACCTGAAAAAACCTTTCAACTTATAAATGAAGCATATAGCTTACTAAAACACACTGTTAAAGACGAAAACTGGGACGGTATTACAAATTTCATACATGACAACCAAGGTAATGCTCCAGTTGAAATATTTAGTATGGATGCTTTTACTCGTATAAGAGAGATTATCTCAGAAGAATTGCAACCACTCCACGAAGAATTTATAGGACATAAAGAAAAATTAATCCCTAAGTGGATTTATGGAATTAGGTCATATAAAAGAGGATCTATCTTAGTACCTCATACAGATACATTTACTACTCATCATATTTCTTCTATTGTTATAGTAGATAAAGAAGTAGATAGAGATTGGCCTATAGATATACAAGACCATTTAGGAAGATGGCATAAAGTTTATGCAGATGTAGGAGAAATGATTTTATATGAGTCTGCTACTAATAAGCATGGCCGAATTGAACCTTTCGAAGGTGAATACTTTAGAAACTTCTTCTTACATTATACATTAGCAGATTATAAATTTGTACCTTAATAAATGGACTATATTGTTGTTGGAACTAGTCGGTGTGAATACCAAGCATGGCAGATAAAGTTACTACACTGGTCATTAAAAAAAGTAAATCAAAAAGGTAAATTAGTAGTTCTACTTTCCGGAGATTACGGACATAGACATGAAGCACCAGATTTTAGTTTTTTATCAGACGCAATAGTAATAGATCAGCCTGACTATGCACACCTGTGGCAAACAGCAAACGACGACTGGTGGGGTGGTATTCCTAATAAATATAGATCTGTAGAATGGTTATGTGAGAACAACTACTTTAAAGAAGAAGATAAACTTTTATTTTTAGATCCCGATATGTTGTTTACTAAAGCAGTAGATTTCGATCTAGAAGATAATCATATAGTTGGTCAAGACTTTATACACTACATGCCACTTAAAGGATGGGAAGATCGAGATAAAGATAGTCTTAATACTAAAGGTATAATGTACCCTTTCGCTCTGAAATTTAAGACTTTAAAGAAGTTTTATAAAAAATATACAGAGTATTGTGAGCAAATACGTAAAAAAGAAGGTAGATGGGAAGCTGAAATGTGGGGATTAGATTATGCTATTAAAGATTCTAATATTAAAGTAGACCTTATACAAGATATTGGAACTTGTACAGCTTGGAATGACCGCGAAAGAACTATACTAGGAAGTATTATGCATTACCCGAATGTTATACCAGATAAAGAAGGAAGTACATTATTTTTTAAACAAGACCATACTTTCGATCAAAAAAAGAAATACGATTTATCTAAAACAATTAGTGAAGCAGGTAATAAAATGGTTACTGGAGTTGATCAATTTAGAACAGATTATATTTACTATACAAAGTGGGATTTTGAAAATATTTTTAAATTCTATAACGGAAGTAAAGGGTATATAGTTTTTAGACCATGGCCAGGTGGTTTTAATAATATAAGGATGTCTTTAGAGCTAGCAGTCTGTATAGCTTACTTAACAAACCGAAAATTAGTACTAACCCCAGAGTATAATATGTACCTTTTACAGGGACATTCAAGCATGGAATCGTTTTTTGATACTTCTAACCTAGGAGTAATCTCTATTTCGTTTGATGACTTCTGTAAAGAGAAAGGATTAGATACTAATTACGAAAGTGTAAAAGCAGTATCGAAAGTATTAGACTACGACGCAGTAAGACATGTAATAAATTTTGAAAAAATACCAGTTCCTAATAAGTTCTCAAAATATCGTCCAATACTTAATAAAGAAGACCTCTATACAGATGAGGAATACTTATTTCTAGAATCAAACTTACTAGGAGTAACACATCAGACCCTATTTACTAGTTTAGATGTAGAAATTAAAAAACTTATTGCAAAGTATGTCCATTATCGAACAGATATTTTTGATCTAGCTTGGCAGTTTATTAATAAGTTAGGAGATAAGGAATACTATTCAATTCATATTAGACGAAATGATTTCCAATATAAAGAGTTATTTATTCCTTGCGAACAGATCTTAGAAAATATAAAAGGTATAATTCCGCAAGGTAGTAAGTTGTATATAGCAACAGACCATAGAGATAAAGAATTCTTTAAACCATTATCAGAGCACTATCAAATATTTTTTTACGAAGATATAAAAAAAGAAATAAGTATTTTCACCGAGTTTGATATTAACTGGGTTCCAATTATAGAACAATTTATATGTACTAGGGGTATTAAATTTATAGGTAACAGCCATTCAACACTATCTTCTTACATTTATAGAATGAGAGGATACATGTCAGATATTGAGGATAAAAACTACTACCTTAACACAGAAACATTTGAACAATATAATCAAGTACCTTTTACAGCTGATACTCAGTATAAAGGAAACTGGTTTAGAGAATATAATGATAGTTGGAGTTTCGGTAACGGGAGTATATTTGTATCAATTGCAAGCTACTGTGATTCTCAGATTATAGACACATTAAAGAGTTTATATTCAGAAGCTATAGATCCTAGTAGAGTATACGTAGGAGTTAATTTGCAGGATACAGAGGAAGCATACGAAAGACTAAAGCAACTTAACTTCCCAAATTTAAAGATAATATTTACACCTAAAGAAGAAGCAAAAGGTGTTGTATATGCTAGAAATAGAATAAAAAACGAGCTTGTAGGGAATGAAGATTACTTTTTACAAGTAGATTCACATAGTAGATTCAGACAGGCTTGGGATGCAATCTTAATACATCAGTATAACAGTATAGAAGAAGGTAAAGTAATTTTAACCACCTACCCTAATCATTTTGATGTTCCAGATTACGAAAAAAAATATTTAGATAAGCCAAACAATACACCTTTACGTATAAGAAGGTTTTTACAAGAATCAAGTAATAACGATAATAGACATATAGCTGAAAATTTACCTACACTAGAAGACTATAAAGTAGTAGAGACTAGATGGGCTGCCGCAGGATTTTTATTTACTAGGAGAGAATGGTTAGAAGAAGTAAAGATACCGAATAATATAAGATTTAACGGAGAAGAAGATTTTCAAACATTTCTTAGCTACTTAAAAGGTTGGAATTTGAGAGTTACATCTTTAGCAACAGTATGGCATAACTACAACTTTAAAACATCTGATACAGATGAACCGTACAGAGAGCATAATAATAAGTACTTTATAGATGATACGGCAATAGACTTAGTCAATCATTTTCTATTTAACGAAACACATACACGAACATTAGATGATTTAGAAAGTTATTTTAATATAAAATTAAAAAGGTAATATGTTTAATTTAGGTTTTTTTGGATCACATAATGGTAGTTTAGCCATCTCCTTTAAAGGAAAAGTCCTAGAAGTAGTAGAACTTGAACGTTTAATTAACGTAAAGAATGCTGCTTTCTTTTATTGGGGGCATCATGATAATATAGTGGAATTATTAACAGAAATTAAAAACTACTTTAATACAAAATACGGAGTAGAAAAATACGACAACGTAATCTATAACTCAGTAGATAAAGAGATGTGGAAAATATTCCCAGCTAACAACTACCAATGGTTACCGCATCACGAAGCTCATGCTTATTCCGGACTATATCAATCTAACTACGATAAAGCATTAATTATATCCTTTGACGGAGGAAGTGACGAAGGTTTTTTTAATATTTACCTAGGAGATAAGAATAGTCAAACACCTATAGAGAAGATTTACGTAGGTAAGAAAGACTATGCAGTATCGTACATGATGCCTTCTCATTTTATCTCGGATATAAAACAAGAATGGATATACACAGGTAATCTTATCTATGCCGGCAAACTAATGGGATTAGCTGGCTTTGGGAAAGTAGACCAGAATCTTATTCAACCTTTCAGAGATTTTTACTATTCCAATACAACAGATAATATAAGTGAAGCATTAACTCGCTTTATGAAGATATTCAATATAGAATCGGAGCAGACACGATTAGAGGGGGATTCTGCTAAGAACTTAGCTGCTACTAATCAGTATGTGTTTGAACAGTTATTTGAAGAAGAAACAAGAAATATCCTAGAACTTTATAATAATATTCCTCTTATTATTACTGGCGGCTGTGGTTTAAATATATTACTAAATACTAAGTTAGCAGAACAAAGAGAAACTTTCGTTACTCCTAATCCAAACGATACAGGTTTAGCAGTAGGATTAGTTTGTAGTAAAATAAAACCATATGACCCGGTGGATACAACCTACCTAGGTCCGGAAGTTTGGGATAGAAACTTACTACCTAAAATACTATACGATAGGAAAGGTAGTAAAATAAAAATAATAGAGCTAGTACAAAAGTTAATTAACGGTGAAATTATTGGGATAGTTAGAGGTAGGTCCGAACATGGACCAAGAGCTTTAGGAAATAGAAGTATAATATGCGACCCAACAATTGGAGAAATGAAAGATACTTTAAATGCTAAAGTAAAAGGAAGGGAATACTATAGACCTTTCGCACCAGTAGTTAGATTAGAAGATATTAATAAATACTTTAACTGGAATAAAGAATCTAGATGGATGTCTTTTTGTCCTGAAGTTAAGGAAGAATATAAGAATGTACTAAAAGCTATTACCCATGTAGACGGAACAGCACGAGTACAGACAGTTACAAGAGAGCAAAATGAATTTTTATACGACCTTTTAACAGAAATGCATAACCAAAAAGGTATTGGAGTACTACTTAACACTTCTTTTAATATAGCAGGAAAACCTATCTTAAATACATATGAAGATGCTCTTTGGGTATTAGATAATAAACAAATGGATGCACTTTTATTAGAGGATTACTACATTAAAAAAACATAGTATGAACTACTTAATAGGGTCTATAAAACATTGTGATAAACTTAGAATTAATAGCTGGATACAGAGTGCTTTAAAGTATTGTGATTGTAAAATCGTACTTTTAGTATTAGATCAAGAAATTCCTAATAGTTTATTAGAACTTGAAACACTAGGAATAAAATTAATACATTCTCCTACTAAGGATGAAATAGATACTAATATATGTAAATGGGAAAGGCATTTTAAAGCTAGAGAATTTTTAAAGACCTTAACACAGGAAGACATAGTTCTTTTAACAGATACGGTAGATGTTATTTTTCAAAAAGATCCATTTGAATGGTTTTTAAAAAACGCAACAAAAGATGTAATACTTACCTCAGAAGGTATTGAACATAAAGATGAACCTTGGAATAGAAAAGCTATTGAAATAGACCATACTGAATTTTGTAAAGAATTAGAAAATAAAGAAGTAATAAACTCAGGAATTATTTTTGGCAGACCTCACCCCGTTACAAACATATTACTACATATGTATGTTGCTACTAGAAAACAAAATTTAGAAAGTGCTGATCAACCTGCTTTGAATGTAGCACTACTTTCTACTTTTCTAACCGATAATATTCAGATAGTTAACAGTGATAACGGATTAGCGGTACATTGCGGAGTAGCCGGCCCTAGTGGTGTATTTTACGAATGGGGTTTCGCAGACAAATATAAGTACGGAGTGCCAATTAAAGAAGATAATGAGATTGTAAATAAGAAGACTAAAGAAACTTTCTGTATAGTACACCAGTATAATAGGGTACAAGAATGGAAGGCATTTTTTACAGAACTTTATAATAATTAAAAATGGGTAATACAATTTTTATATCTATTGCTAGTTTTATAGACACAGACTTAAGGAATACAATACTAAGCTGTATTAATCAAGCTAAACACCCAGAAAATATTACTTTTGGAATAATACTACAATATAATAACGAAGAGGGGACTAATGAAACATGTATAGATGATTTAATTAATAGGTATAATATTAGAATAAAAAAATACTGGTTTGAAGAATCGAAAGGAGGTTGTTGGGCTAGAAATCAGGTAACTACTCTATACCAAAATGAAGATTATGTACTACAGTTAGATGCTCATATTAGGATGATCAAAAACTGGGATGTACTGTTAGTTAGAGAATATTTAGAACTAAAAGAAAATAATAATAAGCCACTTCTTTCTTACCTATCACCATCATTTTTTAGAAAGGAAGAGTTAGGATTAGATTATGACTTTAAACATATAGATGATCCATATATCATAAATGTACCGACAATAAAGTCTATCACAGGAGACTACTGGCCTATGTTTGGAGGATATGAAGATGAAGCCCATACTAATAGAAAACCTAATAACGTATCTTTATTATACGCGGGGTTTGTATTTACCCAAGGAAGTTGGCTTCTAGAAGTAAAAAACGACCCTGAACATTACTATACAGGAGAAGAATTTGCTTTATCTATACGATCATTCACTCACGGGTATAATATTTATATACCCAGTCAGATAATGTCTTGGCATTTATCTAGACCTAATCATATACATCATTTCAAAGTATTAGATGGTAATAAAAACCATATTAAGGCAATGGAACAACTTTATAAATTAATATTTGGAGGAGATTTAGGTGAATACGGATTAGGAACTGAAAGAACATTACAACAGTACGAAGAATTTGCAAAAATTAATATAAAAGAAAGAAGAATATGAACATACTAAGTGTGTTTTTAGGACACAATGCATCAATGACCATTTCAAAAGATGGAGAGATATTAGAAGTCTTAGAATTCGAAAGACTCACTAATGTTAAAAATGGTGGTTGTTTAGCTCAAGTAGGAGTTAAAGATCCTAAAACTATTATGACATTAATTAAAGATTACCTAATGGTAAGATTTGGAGTAAAGCATTTTGACTTACTACTTCTTAATCAGATAGATCTTTCATTTCTAAGAAAACAACATTTTACTACAGATACAGAATTATTAAAATTCTTTAATGCAGAAAGATATGAATTAGTTAATCACCAGCATGGACATATGGCCTGCGCTTTTTACCAATCATCATACAACACTATAAGAGGATGTAGCTTTGATGGCGGCGGTAATGATGGAAATTTTAATATATTTGACTGTTCTAGAGAAAATGGAGTTAGACAAATAGCACAAATACCTAATCATTCTTTAGGAATGAGATTAGCTGAACTAGGTCAGTACACTAAATCGTTAAGAAGAGAAAGAGACTTTTGGACAGACGGAGGCTTAGTATACCCAGGCAAACTTATGGGATTATCATCTTACGGTAAAGTAGTAGATGAATGGCTCCTAGCATTTGAAGAATTCTATACAGGAGTGTACCACTCTAGCGACCTACATGCTAACTACAAAAGATTAAAAGAAAAATTAGACTTACCTGACGAGTACGAAGGAGAACTAGAAGTTAACTTAGTAGCTACTTCCCAAAGAATGTTTGAAGAAAAATTTGATAAATTAGTAAGACCTTATTTTGAAAATCAGAATTCATTTATAATCACCGGAGGATCAGCTTTAAATATAATTAATAATCAACGTTTATCTAAAGAAAGACAAATATTTGTTCCACCTAATCCAAGTGATTGTGGTTTATCTTTAGGGTTTATGTTAGATTATTTAAAACCTAAGACTGCATTTAACGGAACTTATTTAGGACCTGAAGTTTGGGATAAAGCAATGTTAACTGAGTACGTAGAAAAGTATAATGGTAAGAAGTATAGTTTTGATGATATTATTCCGGACCTGATAGCAGGAAAAATTATAGGAGTAGTACGTAAAGGATCAGAACTAGGACCAAGAGCGTTAGGTAACAGGAGTATAATATGTCACGCTGCAATACCGGGTATGAAAGATATCTTAAATGCAAAGGTAAAGAATAGGGAAGCATATAGACCATTTGCTCCTGTATGCCGACTAGAAGACTCTTACCAGTATTTTGATATTAAAAATACAGATAATAAATGGATGTCATTCTGCCCTGATGTAAGACCAGAATACAAAGGTATATTATCATCAGCAACACATATTGACGGAACAGCTCGATTACAGACAGTAACTCAGTCGCAAAATGACTGGTTATACTACTTACTAACTAGATTTAAAGATTTTAACCCTCACCCGGTGTTATTAAATACATCTTTTAATATAGCAGGTAAGCCAATCTTAAACAGTTATCGAGATGCTATATGGATGTTAGAGAATACTCAAATGGATGGATTAATATTAGAAGATTATTATATAAAAAAATAAACATATGAAAACAGCATTAGTACTAGGTGCCGGAGGTTTTATTGGTTCACATTTAGTTACAAGATTAAAATCAGAAGGGTACTGGATAAGAGGAGTAGATATTAAATACCCAGACTTTTCACATTCTACAGCAGATGACTTTGTTATAGCTGATTTAAGAGACCCGTTAAAAACATCTGTAGTTATGTATGCACCAGACAGTAAACCTTTTGATGAAGTTTACCAATTAGCAGCAGATATGGGAGGAGCAGGTTATATTAATACTGGAGATCATGATGCGGATGTGGTTCATAACTCAATGTTGATAAATCTTAATGTATTAAACGAAGCACATAAGAAAAATGTAAAAAAGATATTTTATGCATCATCTGCCTGTGTTTATAACGAACATAACCAGTTAAATCCTGAAAATCCAAACTGTAAAGAAGATTCTGTATACCCTGCACAACCAGATTCGGAATATGGGTGGGAAAAACTATTTTCTGAACGATTATATGCAACATATAACCGAAATTACGGTGTAGATATAAGAGTTGCTCGTTTCCATAATATATTTGGACCAGAAGGTACTTTTGATGGAGGTAAAGAGAAAGCACCCGCAGCAATCTGCCGTAAAGTATCAGAATCGCTAGCAAATAGTGAAATAGAGGTATGGGGAGATGGATTACAAACTCGATCATTCCTTTATATAGATGAAGCTATAGAAGGTGTCCGTCGATTAATGAATTCTGAATATAAAGAACCTATTAACATAGGTAGTGATGAAATGGTTTCAATAAACCAACTAGCCGAATGGACAATTGAAATAAGCGGTAAAATGATAGGTATTAAAAATATTCCTGGTCCTCAAGGAGTGAGAGGTAGAACATCTGATAACACTTTAATAAAAGAGAAGTTAGGTTGGGCACCATCACAACCCTTGCATGTAGGTTTAACTGAAACTTATAAATGGATAGCTAGTAAAATAGAGTCTTAATTGCTATTTATACAATATAATTAATTAGTAGAGGTAGATGCCAAGTTATCAGTTCCCCAATACGAGTAGTGGTATAAATGTTGACGATCACTTAAATGATTTTCTTGTTGAAAATGATTTACTGGGTCTGCATTCACATGTCTGGCCAGCTAGACAGGGCTTTTATACAGTCGAAGACGATATGGATCATTTTCGCGGTAAATGGGGTTTTTACTTTAACGCATACGTAACAGGATCAGATACAAACGGTTCTGCAATAATGTTCCCATCAGGCGCTTTAAGGTTTACTGGACCAGCTTTTACTTCTTCCTACGCACAAGAATACCAAGGCGGTATAACAGGATCTAAGAAAGTATTTCTTTATGACCCCTACCCCTCTGCAAGCTTTTCCGCTACAGGTTCAGCTGGATTTGTATTAGTTAGATGGGCTAGCGGTAATCAAGATAATAGACCACTTATTCAAGGGTATTCAAACTCAAATGCAACTTATTCTACTAATAACGATATAACAGTTCCGTACAGTAGTAGTATTAATACATTATATGCGGTCTTTGAAAGAGATTGTACATTAGATATAACTGGAGCAGAATGTGATATTAGATTTACTGCATTACAACTAACACCGGCACCTACTCCTGCACCAACAGCAGCTCCGACTGCCGCTCCGACTGCCGCTCCTGTAACACCTGCACCAACAGCAGCTC